GCCTTAAGTTATGATACTTAGTTCTTCTGTCCCCATATTTACAATCTCCACCATTACTACCTCTATTCCACCACTCGTACTGAATAGCTTGTGCCATTTGAAGACCATATTCATCATCGCCTTTGATTTCATCAGAAGCAAGATAATCTGGAAAGGATACTTTTTTAACTACTGGTGTTCTGTTACTGTTCATATTCTTTATGTTATTTTATAAGGCTACTTACTGAACCTTTATTGTTATACTTTCTAAGCATTGACTTAACGTGTTTACGTTTAGGTTTTACTTTCTTACCTTTGTAATGTTCTTCGTTACAAGCCATAATAGCAAGTCCGCTGGATATTGTTGCATCAAACTCTGTTCTTTTCTTAGGATTAAAACTTAGCCAATCTTTTAGAGTCTCCTCAAATGGCATATCTCCCATCTCACCTACTTTTCGAATTTTCAACTCTTCATTAGAATAAACACCAACCTGAGTTTCTATCCAATAACCAATTGCGTTCTGGTGAGAATCTAAAATAGATTGACCTGACATAGTTTGACCTCCGTACTTTTTCTCGTTATCAGTCAAGCTATTTTCATCTTTGTCTAACCTATTCATTGCAAAAGCTCTATAACCTCTATTCCTCATGTGTCTAAGTAAGTCAATCCTATTTGATTCAACTAGAATTAAAGCTCCATAGAACCTAACACATTTGATAACGTCCTCGAAGAAAATAGTTTCATCAGATGGTCTAGCAATGTATTCCACCACAAACTTATTTCTTGGCGCTCCTCCCTCTGGTAAATTCATTGTCTTACCGTGAAGACCACCTTTCGATCCTTTTACACCTGCAATAGAGAATGGGTCACACCCAAACCTTACACAATTCAAATTAGTAGGATAGTACCTATCTCCAACTTTTCTAACTCCATTCTTTAGAGATTCAGTGCCATCTACTGCCGAAGGAATCCAAGACACTTTAAACCTACCTTTTGGGTCAGGGAAGAACTCTACGTCAGAGTCCGTGATGCCATTCTTCCATCGGAAGTTCCCTACTGTATACTTAGATACTTCTGGAATAGACTCATTGTAGTCTATTTGCTCGTTAATCTTAGTTGAGTTGAATACACACTCGTCAGTCTCGTCACGCAAAGCATGGGCTACTGTTCTTGGGTAAGTCCTCAACTGTTCATTTAAAGCTTTGTCAGATTGTTTTCTCTTTTGAGCTTCCTTAGCTTTCAAGTAATCTAACGATCCCATTGTAATCTCAGTTCCTAATACATTAAAAGTACCCTTTGGTGGTTTTACTGTATGACAGAATCCATATTTATCTGTAAACTGCTCCATATTTTCCTGAGCTGGCAAAAAGTAAAAATACAAACCTGTTGTAGTTTGTTGAGTCACTTCATCCCTATCTTCAATTTTAGAGCCGTTTATAAGTTCGATCATTTGTTCTCCCCCTTTTGATCTAGCTCCCATTGTAGAACCTAAAAATGCTTTTCCAATTACGTTACCGTTAGGCATCATTGTTGGTGCAACCATTCCAAGGTGGACTACATAATCACTTGGCTTCTTCCACTTAGCACACTCGTCACCTAAATACCCGTTTAATTTAACGGAGTCATACGAGTCATTCTTAGTTGGTCTGTGATCTACACTTGTATTCAAGTAATCTTTTAAGCTAGTTTTACGAGATTTCTTCGCTTCTTTAGAGTTATTAGATGGCTTACCAAAGAATAATTCAGAAGGCGAATCTTCTTTTCCTTTTACAACTGGTCTGAAAAAGAATGGTAAACTTAAGAACATATAGGAAAACTTATCAAAAGCTTCCTGAACGTCATCCCCAGACTTAGAAGTCATACCGTACTTTGAATTTGAAGTACCCGTTGCCATATTCAATAATATTGCCAAAACTACGTAAGTAAATCCTGTACGACGAGATTTAAGGAATATTTGACCTAAACATCTTTTGTCAACAATACAAGCTTCTAAATGGTAGAACATGTGTAGTTGTGCATATCGGAAATCCATAAAACCTCCGTTATCTAACATCGTACACCATTGTAAAGCAAAATAATGATTTCCAGTTAAATATACTGGTTTACCATTGTTCATAAACCAAATTCCTTCTCTCCTTCTTCTAAACTCTTCTCTGATAATGTCATCAAAAAATTCTACGTTATCTGGAGTAATATTTTCTGGAAACTCTTGTCTTCTCCAATACTGCTCTTTCTTGGGTAAATCTGAGAATAGAATATCACTTTTATCTTTTGGTGGTTTTGGTAATCTTATAGTTAACCCAAAAAGCTCTATCTTTTCACCTTTAGATGAATCAGGGGCTATATTGACTATATCTGTTTTACCAGCAACCTCTAACCACTTTTTCCAATAGTTTTTCTTAGGGTACATTTCTCCTTTACCAAACCACTCTGGGTAACTAACTCCAAACTCTTTTTCAGAAAAATCAAAGTTACCTTCCTCTCTCTTTTTTCTAAGCTCAATTAAAGATTTACTCATTCCAAGAATAGAAGTAGTCAAGAACCCCTTAGCCATAATAGCCGCATCGTGCTTGTCTGAATCTAATTCTTCATAATTAATACCTTTTCTTAAGGCTTGTCTTAGAGTAAGTACCGCCTTATCACCTGCATTAATTACATTATCTAAGTATTGAGCTAAGGTCTCTTTTCTAGGTGCATTTGGAGAGGCGATCCAATCCATCAACATTCCTTTAGTAACGTCGAATGAAGATACTTTAGACTTCATAATTTTCTGCATCTTTTCTGGGTTCAACAAATCTACTTCGTTGAACCTGTATTCAAGACCTTTTATTACTTCGTCTAAACCTAACCTTATATCTTCACTTAATCCTATCATTTTGATATTGCTAAGATATCTTTTGTTGACATCTTATAGTATTTTTTATTATTTATATTAAATTCGTACTCGCTGTAAGGTCTAAAAATTACTTTATCTCCTACTTTTACTCCTTGGGAAATTAGCTCTTCATTAGGGTACGCCATTATACCAACTAATTTTTCCATACCTTTATGACTATTTGACTCGTTTGAGTTAAGTGTAAAATAACCTTGTTTCTCTTCCTTTTTCTGGATCGCTTCAACAAAAACATAAGGAGTTAGAACTTCAAAGTCTGGACTACCTTTCTTTTTTACCATGAATATCTCAGAGAAAGGAACAAAATATTTATTTCCTTCTATGTGAAAGTGGCTAACTTCTTCGTCTCCACTATTCCCATTTCTTTTTCTTGCTATGTTGTGATGTACAATTACTTCATCCCCTTCTTCAAGAGTAGTAAAACTAGGTGACTGGATTACTTTAGCTACCCTGTTAATGTTTTCTACCGACTCAATTGTGGAATTTACTGTAAAAGTGATACCTTCTGTGACTTCAACCTCATTTTTGTAGGTGTCAGTTATCTCAACTATTACGTAATTAATTGTAACCATTTACTCGAAGTTTACATCGTTTTCAATTACTACTGGCATGTCTACTATTCGTTTCCATAGAACTGTACTGTTATCATCTTCGTTCTTAATGAAAACTGAGTAACCATACTTTTCGCTCTTAACGTCATAAGAAAATACAATTTCACTTATAATGTACTCTCCTTGTAAAATATTTTTTCTTTGCCCTACTTGGTAGTGGATAGCTCCATTTGGGTAGCCTGATCCTACTGAGATTTTTCTAATGTTATCCATTTTTATTTCTTTTAATTTATACAAAAATACAGATTTTTATGATACGTCAATTTTTCAACTAAAAAAGGGGATACGCCATTACAACGTATCCCCTTATACTTAATAGGTTTTGTTAAACTCCAACAAGTACTACATTGTCTGGCAATGTTGCGTGACTAACTGTTTTCCATAATTCTCCAGCTTCTGCTCCTGCAAGAATTTGAGTAGCTCCAGACTTCATACTTAACGAAACAATTACTTGCCCGTAATATGTATCTGAATAATCTGTTGAAATAGTGCCTGTCAAGGCTACTACGAAATGACTAGCTGTAATTTCTACATTAGTGTCAAAAGTCACTAAAGTCATAACTCCATTAAAAGTGTTCTCAGTAACAGCTGAGTTAGCTAATAAAGTAGTGTTTATGATACTGTCAGATGACTTATTACCTGAGAACTCAGCGTCAGTTATAGAACCTCCGTTGAAATCAAGTATGCGGTTATTTAAAAAATCTACATCATTTGTCAAAGTTAAAGATGAAAAATCCCTCATAAAGTTATCCTTAATTCTAACCTGATTAGCAGTTGAACCACTTACTGTAACACTAGTCAAATCTTGTATATAGTTTGCACTAATGTCCACAATACTGCCTCCAGATAAACTTGAAACACTGTTAATAATGTTACCTGAAATAGTTGACAAAGAGTTAGTAAGATTCACTCCAGTTATAGAGTTCTTAATGTGATTACCCCTCATTGTAGCAGCAGTGTTATTGTTATTTACACCTCCCATAAAGAAATTATTATAAATACCACCTGTAAAAGTGTTCCCAGTAAACGAAGCGTCCATGTGACTATTGTAGTCAAATACAGTAAATGTATTATATTGTACAGTTCCTACCATAATATTACTCTGGAAAGCATTATTTACAAGATTATTACTGAATAAACCTTTTAACGTATTATATCTGAAAAAATTCCCTAATACAGTTGTGTTTTGCATCACATTAATATCATTCGATTCAAAATAAGATGCCGAAATCTTACATGATAAGATGTTACT